CAATCTAATAGATTCTGCAAAGCTGTCAAATACTCTCAGAACCCTGTTCTTGCTGTAGGATTTGTCTTTTCTGTCTGTAAACGATGTAAGACTGTTTATGTCATACTCAACTACAACATCTCCGTTTTCGGAATATGAGAAGAAAAATTCACCGTTCTGGATTGCCGCAACTGCCTGTTCATGGGTTTTAGCGTTTGCAACCGATTCAGCTCCCACATATATCTTATGAGTGTTGCTCTGGACATTTGTAGCAGAAGCGTCCGCACCTGCGACCCATGCTGTGGCTTGTGCATTACTAAGCGTAACGCCGTTTATTACAACGGAATTTGTAACGTTGATAATACCCTCATAATCCGCTTTGTAATCGGGAACAACAGCCTTGACGCCTCTTCCTACATTTTCCCTCAGATACTTTATCTTTGTAACACACGCCGCAAGCAATGATTCTTCCGTTACAGGAAAAGCAAGGGTATTGAAATTAACGCTTTCCATATCGTCAAGAAACGCTGCAATGTCAGAATTTGCAGCCGTACCGTCCGTACCTCCTGTAAGCGAAATCCCTGCTGCTGATTCAAGAGAAGTACCCTCTGAGGCTGTAAATGTTATGTACTTACTGTCGGTCAGAGCTGAAACATCTGTAACACCTTCAAACGCTTCAACAGTTGAACCGTCAAGATAAACGGAAACGTCAAAGCCTGCTACAGGATTCGCTGCAACGGAATAACTGAGAGCATTACCTCTTGAGCCACCGTATTTTGCAGTTGCTGACAAGCCTCCGCCTGTAATTGTTGCTTTAGTTCCTGCCTTGGCAATGTATACAATTACCGTACTTGCATTTTTAAATGCTTCACGAATAAGCAGCATTGACGGGTCATCGTCATATACGCTGTAACCCAGCTTGTCAATTGCCGAATCCACCGATTCATTTGAAATAGTTATAAATTCCTTTTCCGGACCGTATGAATGATTGATCAGTGGGATCAGAACCATTCCTCTGTCGGAAGAACCCAGCGTACTTTGATTTGAAGCCTCAAAATTAATGTAAGTACCCGGTCTTACTTTTCCTACAGACTTATCGAATGTTCCTCCTGCCATAATTATTTAACCTCCTTGTTCTGCCAATTAGAAATAATTTTCTTCATTTCCGAGACAGTGAATTCACCGCTCAGACCGTATGTCACACCGTCAAAGGTGCTTTGAGTTACACCGAAAAGCTTAAGACTGTTTTCCCTCAGCTTTTCAATTGTAAACTTAGGCGCAGGAGATGCCTGAACCTCCCGCTTTATATCTTCATTTTTGGTTTTCATATTTTTCCTCCGTTCAAGTAAAAGTTTTGTATTAACTGCGCTTCTTCGCAATTGTACGGTCTTCTGCTTACCCAGCCGACCTGCATCTGATATGCGCATTCATCTGATTTTTTTAGCTGAACATCCTGAATTCTTATATATTGCCTTGTGGTTTTTCCGTTAATGTCAATCGCAGGGATAAGCTTACGAGCAGCGTTGATACTGTGAAACACAGGCAGTGCAAGCTCATAGGCAAGTTCAGTACTGCTGTGAAAGAAATTCACAAATATATTGTAATCCGCTCCATATGTACTGAAAGTATCGGGTTCAAAAGTGATTTCCGGAGACGGAAAATACACTGACGGAACAACAAAGTTTTCAGGCATGTTATGATAATACGGCACAGGATTTCCGGCAGAATCCAGAATAAATTTAATTATACTTGCAACCTCTTTTTCAAGCATAAACCCTCCTTAGTGCGTGACCGCACCGGACAAATCGAATTTTATTTTACGGAATCCGTTTTTTATTGGCACGGCCATATATTTTTAAAAGTAATTATCCATCCATTGCTGAACCTTTGCTTCAAGAAGTCCGGGTATCATTTTTTCCATGATTTTTATTCCGCTTTCCCAGAAATGTCTCCCCTCAATCCATTTTTGCTTTAACATCATACCGCTTTTAGCAGATGGATCGTATTCAAAAGATGTTATTTTTCCTACCGCATTAGTTGTAACTTTTCCAGGAACAAATCTCATAGCTTCTCCTTTGCCGCAAGTCCAATGACCGTCGTTAACAAATTTTGCATATTCAACATTTGTACCCACTTCAACAGTCAAGTCTCCTTCGGAAAGTTCCGCATTTCCGTTATCTCCGATATGAAAACTGCTCAGCAAAAGCCTTGTATCTATAACCTTAAGACGGATTATTTCATCTTGAATGACTCTTAGGAATTCCAGTCCCAGTCCCTGAACAAATACAGAAAGAGCTTTTTTGAAATCACCGTTTCCGGCAGAACTGCATTTGCCGAAAAACTGTTTCATGTCATCTGATTCAAACATTTATTTAAGCGCCTCCTGTTCCTTTGTACGCTTGATATATACAAAAATGTGATGACCACGGATATTTCTAGGTCTTTCAGCGGTGTATTCAAGTCCCGTTTCACAATCAACTACCTTGTCATTAATTCGTATATCCGTACCGATGGGCAATGTAAGCTTTATCCTTTCAGTTAATATATTCTGCGGATTTTTCTGTTCAACAGACGAATCCAGAGACTCTACCCCGAAATGGCATATAACATTTTTTAGATCGGGGACGTCTCCGTAATCAAAAGAAACGGTATCAGACAGACCATAGCCTACAGTACTTTTAAACTTTTTCAAGTGATAGATATCGCACTTATGGTCCAGAAAATTACCCAATGACATAAATTTCCTCCTCTTCAAATTTTTTCTTTAATGCTGTATTTACTTACCTGTCGAGTTTTATGAAAAATATACCAGTTGACTAAATTCGAATTAAAAGTTTTTTGCTTACTTTTTTTCAAAATTTTTTCTTTAATCTTCTGTTTACTTACCTGTCGAGCCTTATTTAAAATATATTATCAGACTAAAGACGATTTAACATTCTTTGCAAAAGTAACTTTGCGTGTCTTTAAAATATTTTACAAGTTGTGTAAATCCAGCATAAAAGTTTTCGCCCAGCCTTTTTCAAAAGGCTGGAAAAAAGTAAGCGGAAGATAAAAATCTTCCGCTTAGAACCGTTTATAAAAGAGCTTAAATAAAATTAACCCATAATAACTTCAACTTCGTGAGTTTTACCGTCTCCGAATACTGGCAGAACATTGCCCTCAATAGCCTTACCGTCAACTGTAACAGACTTAACGCCCTTGCATACGTGATCAGGATTCTTGAAAGTAATAGAGTAAGAAGCACCTCTGAACTGTCTAACTACCTTGAAACCGTCCCATGCAGACGGAATGCTAGGATCAACCTTCAGACCGTCCCAGTCAGGGATAATACCGAGAATATACTGAGAAACTGCAACAAAGTTCCAAGCAGCAGTACCTGTAAGCCAGCTGTTCTTAGCCTCTCCATGACGCTTAGCGTCCTTACCGGCGATCATCTGAGCATATACGTATGGTTCAGTTCTGTGAAGGTCGGAATACTTCTCTTCTCTGTAAGCCGGAGCAATCTTTGAATAGTATTCAAAAGCCTTGTCGCCATGACCAACAAAAGCTTCAGCACAGATGATCCAAGCATTATTGTGACAGAATATACCTGCATTTTCCTTATATCCGGCAGGATAAGTGGAAATTTCGCCGTATTCGATATAATACTTTGTAAATGCAGGATTGTTAAGAACAAGACCGTGTTCGCTGTTAAGGTACTTGTCAACGCTTTCCAGTGCCTTAAGATCAGCGCCTGTTTCCTTGCCTACGCCGCCCATAACAGCAAATCCCTGAGGTTCAATGAAGATCTTACCTTCTTCACATTCCTTTGAACCCATTTTCTTGCCGAAATCGTCATACGCTCTGAGGAACCATTCACCGTCAAAGCCGTAATCCATAATATTCTTCTTCATCTTGTCGATTTCAGCCTGAGCCTTCTGAGCTTCAGCTTCGTCGCCCATATGTCTGCAAAGGTCAACATAGTTAGGACCTGAATATGTGAACAGTGCAGCAACCATTACTGATTCAGCAGTCTTGCTGTACTTGTCTTCGCCGTACTTAGGTGAAGTAGATGTCTGGAAAGATTCACCCGGTTCAGAAGAGAAACAGCTTAGATTGATACAGTCGTTCCAGTCAGCTCTCATAGCAAGCGGCAGACCGTGAGGACCTACATTTTCAGCCACATGATAGAAGGACTGCTTCAGGTGATGCATCATAGTCTGAGCCTTGCTCTCATCGTTGTCATAAGGAACCTTAGCGTCAAGAATACCGTAGTCGCCTGTTTCCTTGATATAAGCTGCAACGGAAAGAATCATCCACAGCGGATCGTCTGAGAAATCGCCGCCGACTTCGTCGTTGCCCTTTTTAGTAAGAGGCTGATACTGGTGATAGCAGCCGCCGTTTTCAAATTGAGTAGAAGCCAGATCAATCAGACGTTCTCTAGCTCTTTCAGGGATCTGATGAACAAAACCGAGAAGATCCTGGTTAGAGTCACGGAATCCCATACCTCTGCCGATACCGCTTTCAAAGTATGAAGCGGAACGGGACATGTTGAATGTAACCATACACTGATACTGATTCCAGATGTTTACCATTCTGTTCATCTTGTCATCAGGAGTTTCAACTGTATATTTAGAAAGGAGAGCGTCCCACATAGCCTTAAGTTCAGCAAGACCAGCCTCAACCTTTTCAGGAGTATTATATTTTTCAATCATTTCATAAGCTCTTGACTTGTTCATAGAGCCGTCGGCATTGAATTTTTCCTCAACAGGATTTTCAACATAGCCGAGAATAAATACGAGATCCTTTGTTTCACCGGGTTCAAGAGTAATTTCCATATAATGTGAAGCAATAGGAGACCAACCGTCAGCAACGGAATTTGATGCCTTGCCGGCTGCAACTGCCTGAGGATTTTCAAAGCCGTTGTAAAGTCCGAGGAAGCTTTCTCTGTCGCAGTCAAAGCCGTCAATATCAGCATTTACTGTATAGAAAGCAAAGTGGTTTCTTCTTTCCTTGTATTCAGTCTTGTGGAAGAGAGTTGAACCCTCTATTTCAACTTCGCCTGTATTAAAGTTTCTCTGGAAGTTTGTAGAGTCGTCCTGAGCGTTCCACAAACACCATTCGGCAAATGAGAACAGCTTGATCGTTTTCTTTTCAGAGCCCTCGTTCTTAAGAACCATCTTCTGGATTTCACCATTGTAGTTCTGAGGAACAAAGAAAGTAACTTCTGCTGAGATACCGTTTTTAGCGCCCTTGATAATAGTATAGCCCATACCGTGACGGCATTCATAGCTGTCAAGGTCTGTTTTAACAGGAGCCCAGCCAGGAGACCAGATAGTACCGTTATCGTTAATATAGAAATAACGGCCGCCCATATCAACAGGAACATTATTGTAACGGTAACGTGTAATTCTTCTGAGTCTAGCGTCCTTGTAGAAGTGGTAACCGCCGGCTGTATTAGAAATCAGGGAGAAAAACTCCTGAGTTCCAAGATAGTTAATCCATGGATAAGGTGTCTTAGGGGAAGTAATGACATATTCTTTTTTAGCGTCATCAAAAAAACCAAACTTCATATTTTTACTCCTTTTATAAAACTTTTGTCAATCGGCAGCAGCCGCATTACAATTACAGTTATTATAACACAAAAAATAATACTGTTCAAGCCGTTTTGACAAAATTTTATATAATTTTTCATTCGGAATTATTTTCATGCAGCGATTCCGGTAAGTCTCGCCAAAGAGGAAATAATAAAACATATCGCTGCACCGCAGACTGTCGGAAGAATAAAAGCGGCAGCAGTCCATTTAAGACTTCCTGTTTCTTTTTTTATTGTGAGACACGTTGTAGAACACGGAAAATGAAAAAGAATGAAAATCATTGTACAAAGAGCTGTGACCCAGTTCCAGCCGTTGTCAGTAAGCAAGAGCTTAAGTGCGTGCATATTTTCCATTTCCATAATTGTTCCGGAGGACATGTAACACATAATAATAACAGGTATAACAATTTCATTTGCCGGAAATCCCAGAATAAATCCAAGAAGAATAACCCCGTCCATTCCAAGTATATTCCCCAGCGGCTGTAAAAATTCCGAAAGATGATAAAGAATTGTTTCACCGCTGACGGTAAAGTTTGCGAGACACCAGATAAGAAGTCCTGCCGGAGCGGCGACTGCGCAGGCTCTGCCCAAAACGAAAATAGTTCTGTCGAAAATTGAACGTACAATAACCTTTCCTATCTGAGGTTTTCTGTACGGAGGAAGCTCCAGAGCAAAGGACGAGGGAACGCCTTTTAATACAGTTTTAGACAATATCCATGATACAAAAAGAGTCATCAATACTCCGCCGAGTATTACCACAAGAAGGATCAGTGCCGAAAGTCCCGAGCGCATTGCTCCTGCGGCAGACGCTGTAAAAAACATTGTTATAATTGAAATAAGGGAGGGAAACCTGCCGTTGCATGGGACGAAATTATTAGTAAGTATAGCTATAAGGCGTTCTCTGGGAGAATCAATAATTCTGCATCCTGTAACTCCTGCGGCATTGCAGCCGAATCCCATTGCCATAGTAAGCGCTTGTTTTCCGCATGCGCCCGAGCGTCTGAAATACTTGTCGAGATTAAATGCGATACGGGGCAAATAGCCGAGGTCCTCCAGAAGAGTGAATAACGGAAAGAAAATCGCCATTGGCGGAAGCATAACAGAAACGACCCAAGCCAAAACCTTGTAAATACCGTTAACGATCATATCTCTTACAGTATCATGACAGTCAACATAAATCAAAAAGTCATTTATTCTGTCACCCAGCCAGAATAAGCCTTTTGACAGCAGCTGAGAAGGGTAATTTGCGCCGACTACAGTAAGCCAGAAAATAATCCCTAAAAGTCCTATCATGATCGGAATACCAAAGACTCTGCTTGTTAAGATCCTGTCTATTTTTCTGTCACGCTCATAATAATCGGATTTGGCAATAGTAATAGTATTTTCAGCGATATTCTGTGCAGACTGTATAATAGAAGATATAATATTATCACTTATTTTCTGCGGATTCCAGTTTTTTCTTGCCAGACTTTCCGCACATCTGTTAAGCTGACCGTACATTTCCTCGGAAATATCATGCTTAATATAATCTGAAATTTTATTAATTAATTTATCGTTCTTTTCAATTAAACGCAAAGCTGTCCATCTCGGGGAAATCTTACCGTTCGTAAGCGGCTCTGCGGCGGCAGTTATTTTTTGGATCTCTTCTTCAAGCTCTGCATCATAAACAGGTATAAACGGCGATTCAGGTCGGTTTTCAATTACTCGCTCCACAGCCTCCATAAGCTTGTCAAGACCTTTCCCCTCCCTTGCTGTTACTCCCACTGCCGGAACACCGAGAAAAGTCTCCAATTTTTTAATATCCACATGAATATTTTTTCTTTCCGCCTCGTCAAGAAGATTAACGCATACAACAGTTTTAGGAGTTATTTCAATAGTCTGCAAAACAAGATTGAGATTTCTTTCAAGACACGTAGCGTCGCAGACGACTATTACTGCGTCCGGATTTTGAAAGCAAATAAAATCTCTGGCGACCTCCTCCTCCGCAGACTGTGCCATAAGCGAATACGTACCAGGAATATCTGCTAAAACATATTTTTTATTATTATATGTACACCTTCCCATAGCGCTGGATACTGTTTTGCCCGCCCAATTACCCGTATGCTGATTCATGCCGGTAAGGGCGTTAAACACTGTGGATTTTCCCACATTAGGATTACCTGCCAGTGCAATAATATGTTCTTCACTGGATTTTTTAATCATTCCATCAGACATTAACTGCCTGCCTGTAGACTTAGCTGTCAGTCCCATATTATGCCTCCGTTCATATATTTTTTTACTGTATAAAATATATGAAGCATACAGTGTGTCCGATTACAAAATAAAAAAAGAAATCCCCCTGTTATAAACAGAGGGCTCTCAATAAAGAGTGACATAATTTTAGAGGAGATGAAATCATTAAAAAATTTTTATCAACTGCTTTCAACTTTGTCAGTAATTAACTGACAAGTATATTATGCCGTTTATTTGTGATAGTTTTATGATATAAATGTGATTTTATGAAAAAAATAAAATGTTAATTTCTAAAAATTACTATGATTTATTATAGAATATTTAATAAACAGATGAAAATAATAACTTCATGAACATTAGAAAAATGTTCTTAAAGAAATGAGGTGGACAGAATGTGGGATAAGCTCGCACTGATTCTGCTTATCATAGGCGGAATCAACTGGGGACTGGTTGGAATTTTCCAGTTCGACCTGGTTGCATGGCTTTTCGGCGGTACTGACGCTATTATAAGCAGAGCAATATATATAATAGTTGCAATTTCAGCTATATGGTGTATTACTCTTCTTTTCAGATCCTCAGACAAGCTGGTTGAAGCAACCGATTCATAAGTTCCTCATAAAATACAGGTATAAAAAAGAATGCCGCTTTATACCAATTAAGCTTTGAAACCGACGTCAAAAAGACGTCGGTTTTTATTGTACCTTAACTATTTATGTGTTATAATAAATTATAAAGTCTAAAAATTTATTTATTAAAAAGGGGTATATATGAAATTAAATAAAATTACCGCATTCATTCTTTCTGTCGGCATTTTATCATCTACTGTCAGCTTTCTTCCTGTTTCTGCCGGAAAAACATCTGACATCAATAACGACGGCGTATTCGATATCTCCGATATAAAAGACCTTTCCGACTATCTTGTCAAGAAAAATTCAGACCTTACATCTGACTGTGATATAAACAATGACGGAATCTGCAATGTTTTCGACTTAATATTATTAAAAAGAGAGCTTTTATATAGTAGCACAAATATAATATATGTAGAAAATTCCGCACAGCTCCGTTCTGCTCTGAACAACGCTCAGCCAGGAGATGAAATTGTTTTAAAAAGCGGAACATATATTTCAGAGTCGACGGGATCAAAAGGCGCAAATTTCTGGTCTTTTGCCGACGGAACAAAGGAATCGCCGATCACTATAAGAAGCGAAGATCCTGAAGATCCGGCAGTTTTATACGGTCAGAACATTCAAAACGGCGTAGTACTTTACATAACCGGTGATTACTGGAATATTGAAGATATTGCAGTATCAAATGCACAAAAAGGAATAATACTGGATAATTCAAATTATTCAAATATCATAAATTGCCAAGTAAGTGAAACAGGCAGCGAGGGCATACATCTGCGTGATAACAGTTCCTACTGCACCGTTCAGGGCTGTACAGTAACGAATACCGGAAGAATAAGTCCCGGCTACGGCGAAGCAATTTACGTAGGAAGCTCTGAAAGTACTTCGGGCTACGGCTATAACTGCGACTTCAATACCATTTCAGACTGTATTTTAGGTCCTGGAGTAACTGCCGAGCTTGTTGATATCAAAGAATACACCACCGGAACAATTGTAGAAAACTGCGTAATGTACGGCGACGATATCAGCGGTCAGACATCTGCAAATGCATTTTTAAAGACTAAAGGAAATGATTGTATAATAAAGAACAATACGGCTTATCAAAACGGCAATACAATTATCAGAAACGCATTTGAAGTACACGAAATAGTTTCAGGCTGGGGATATAATAACAGCTTTACAGGAAACACCTGTAACATGGATAATGAAACCGCTTATGTAGTCAGAGTTTATTCAGGCTCCGCCGCCGCTTCTGATAATACCCGTATCCCAGACGGCAATATGTATTATCTTTT